GCATAACCGTCACCATCGTAGGTTACTGTGTTGTCTGAACCATCTATATCCATGTAGTTAGTAGCACCGTCTACATCTATGGCTGCTGTAATACTGTTGCCTCCACCCTGTATTATCCAGTCTAAATCTAAGTTCGCTGCAAGTGCAGTCATAGCATGATTTAACGTCATGGTATTTGTATTGCCTGTGACTTGTACGTTTACGTTAGAGCCATCAGCTCCAGTAGCGTTTGTTTCGTCTGTAGACATATTAAAAGTATTGCTATCACCTATGAATGAGAAGTACCCTGTATAAGTATCTGCCCAGATGTCTCCAAGAAATTTGTTTGTTGAACCTTTCTGCAGGATATCTAACGTCATGGTTGCGCCATCGATATCTAGTGCAGTCATAGAACCAGCTGCGGCATCAGCACCACCAATGATGTTGCCATTACCACCAACTTGTTCAATGTCTAAATTAGATGTAGCACCTGACTGATCTATGAATATCTCGTTGTCAGCTGCATAGAGAGGTGTTGCTATTAAAAACAACAATATAAGTAGTCTATTCGTTCTCACTTCTTTGCTCCCAATACCCTAGTTCTAAACCTTCGAGTATTGTTTCTAAGACCGCTGTTTCCACAGCAGCCTGTAATGCTATATTTACTGACTCATTTTCTACTATCCCGCTCTCAATTTCAACTAATTCGGTGTTATTACTGTAGAACTTAAATACGTCTTGTGATATAGAAGCACTCAATACACTCTTGGTCACTAATACTTCCAGCAAAACTTTACCTGTGCTGACTGAAACTGTTCGTAGTGACACAGTAATACTATCTTGCCTATACTGTTTTGATGCACCTATACCAAGATACCTGGCCCCAGCTCCGCCACTCTTAACATTAGTTTCATAACCTATTACGCCACCTTCCATAAGTAACCCAGCAAACAGAAGAGGCTTAAGTTGTTGTTTTTCTTCAAAATTTTCTCTGGTTGTACGTATAAGCTGTCGTTCTTTAGTTAGGTTGTCTAGTCCCTTACGTTCTACAACATCAAAAAAATTGGAGTGCTTGAGTGCCCTGATAAGGTAAGCATCGGGAGAGGAAGTAATAGCTGTACTAAAACTAGCGTACTGACTATTAGATCTACGTTGGCCTGTATTGTCTAAAAAACTTTTACCATAAACTGCAACTATGGGTTTTTTGACAGGTAGTCCTATGTCCTTTAGCTCTTGAACAATTAAAGAGCTTACTTGTGCGGGTTCAATATCCCGCATTGGAGGCACACCATTATCTAATGGGTCTACTATTAAAGCGCAACTAGAAAGTAAAAGAACCGAGAGGTACAGTAATTTCTGTTGTATTGCCTTCTTCATCTGTGATTATTAATGTTACCTTATCGTCTTCAACCCTATATTCTATGGTATTTCCTTCCAATTCTAAAACACCAAAATCAGATGCAGTCTCACCAAATAAACTATCAACCAACTGTCTGCTTAGCTGTGCATATATTCTACTTTCTAGGTTACGTATAAACCTAGCCAATGTTGTGTTCTCTGCTTCTCTTTCCAAGTCTTCTACATAGGCTTGAATTTCTTCACGTATAGCTTCTTTCCTGTTGAACTCTTGGTTCTCTATAGTCAGATAGTGGCTCGAAGTGTTTTGCCCTGAAAAGCTTGGGTTCTTAAACTTGTGAGTCATTTCATCTGCTTGCACAGTTAAAACAACAAACATAAGAACTATCATTGAAAGTATGATTAATATTTCGTCAGGTCGTTTAGGAGCCATCAATCTTTCCTCTGATCGTCTCTGTCCGCTTTAGCGATCTTATTACTGTCTATTAACTGAGGAACACCCAGTATAGTTTTGATTAATGTATCTTGTCTAATTATCTCATTATCAAGAGATCTTACTCTATCTATAAGAGCAACCAGGATCCCATGTTGTGAGTCTAGTTTTGTACCGAGCCTTAGTTCCATTTGTTCTATTTGATCTGCCACTTTATCGTCTAAAACATCTAGCTTTGTCTCCATGCCATCAATAATTCTATTGATAAGCTTCCATATAAAGAAGCCTAGACCAAGTGCAGCAGCAATGGGAAAGCCTACTTCATTAATAAATTGTATTGCTTGTTCCATATAGACTATAAATTATAGCTTTTATTGGAACCAACTGCGAACCTCCCCAAGAACCTCATTACTAATTTTAACTTTACTCAATAAATTTTTAAGTATTTGTTCGTCAACTGTGCCTTGTGATACTAAGTCTACATAAGTACAACTGCGTTCTTGACCAATCCTGTGTATGCGGTCCTCTGCTTGTACCCTAAGTTCTAGGTCGTAGGAGTTAGAATAAAATATCATAGTGCTGGCTTCTGTTAATGTAATACCTCTGCCCCCTGTCTGTGGGTTAGATACAAAATATCTAAGATCACTATCAGGGTCCTGGAACTTTTCTATAATATTTTGTCTTTCGTCCTGCGGTGTCTTGCCATAATAAGATGCTACAGAACCCTGACCAAACTTTTCAGTAATGGCTCGTTCTAGTTCTTGTATGTCTGTCTGAAATACTGCAAAGATTACAACTTTACCTGACGTTTCTTCTAATAGATCTAATACTGCTTGTACTCTGTTGTTCTTTAATATGATTGTTTCACCTTCTTCATTACGTAAGCTACCTGCCACCACTTGCTGTAGTCGCATAAGCTGAGTCAGTACGTTCATGGTAGAAAACAATTCATCTTCTAATACCATAAGTGCTTCACGTTTCATTGTGCCGTATGCTTTGTTCTGTTCGTCAGTTAGTTCTACGTGTCTTCTTACATAAACTTTCTTAGGTAAGTCTAGGCATTCATCTTTAATCTTCCTTATAGAAAAGTCTTTGATCGATTGTTGTAGTTCCTCTAACTTTTGGAAACCCACTACTTGTTGAAATGCATGTCTGCCCATTTGTTTACGTTGGGTTATGGCGTACCTAGCTTGGAAAGCATAGAAACTACTAAAGCCTAATAGATTAGGAGATAAGAAGTAACACTGTGAGTACAGATCAAGTGGTGCTTTTGTTATAGGAAACCCTGTAAGTATTCTTCTATAGTCTGCTAATGGTGCTAACTTTATAAGATGTTGTGTGCGTTTAGCTTTTGGATTCTTAATAGTAGTCGATTCATCTACGGCCATCATTACATCGTGCGTAACCATAAACTCCTCTACAAATTTACATGCCTTGACTGTAGCAAAAGCTTCTACATTGACTAAGAAGATATTAAGTGTGCCGTCGCTAGGTTCGTTAACCATCGTCTTAAAATCATGTAACCATTTTTGTGTATGGTTTGGTTGCCATACCAATACGTTACGTTCTATGCGGTCAGGTAAATGTTTGTTAACTTCATTAATGTCCCAATTTCGTAAGTTACCTTTTGGGGACACAATCAACAGTCCAGATATTTTACCTTCTTCAAATAAAATGCCTGCATTGTCCAGGAGGATTTTAGATTTACCCAGTCCCATTTCCAAAAATAATGCAAATAGGTTACGATGGTAGCTTTCTTGGAGAGTTTCTAATTGATGCTGATACGGCTCGCTCTTAAATTCGTAGTTTGTTAATTCCATAAGTTCCGTCCTTTATTCTTCGTTATATATTTGAACACGTCTTAAAGTGTTGCAATATATTATATAGATGCTATCATGCATTGGCAACTTTAAGTTGATAACGAAAAAAAGAAGGAGTGAGAAATGTCAAACATCAAAGATCTCTTTGAAGAGAGCACAACAAAAGCAGTAGAGGAAATATCAGAAGACTCTATAAAGGACCTTAGTGAGCTATGCCAAAAACTTTTACGGGTAGAAGCTGAGGTAGGCAATACAGAGGAAAGATTAAAACGCCTGAAAGATCAGCAAAGAGAACTTTCAGAACAACTTATACCCGACAGACTTACACAACTAGGTGTGTCGGACCTTAGATTAAATGATGGTTCACGTATATCAGCTGAACCATTTTATAGTGCCAGAATATCCGCAGCTAATTTAGAAGAAGCGCATAACTGGTTACGAGATAACGGACACGGAGACATTATAAAAAACACCATGACACTTTCATTTGGTCAGGGTGAAGATGATCTCGCAAAAGAATTGGTGGTATCGCTTTCCAAACAAGGGTTTATACCTGAGGAAAAGGAAGCGGTGCATCCAAGCACCCTGAAAGCATTTGTCAAAGAACAAATAGAATCAGGTAACGGTGAGTTTGACCAAGACATACAGAAGAAGTTTTCTGTGTATCAAGGCAAGCGAACTAAAATTAATCGTTGAACGAAGAAAGAAGGAGAAAAAAATGGCAACGAAGAAAAATGGAGAGGGGACAGCCTTAACGTCCCTATTTGAAAACATCGAAGAAAAAGGTTTCGGAGATGTAGGTGCGGAAGACCTCAAGACTCCGCGTATCAGCATAGTGCAAGCAATGTCTCCGCAAAGACAAAAAGCCAGCGCAGATTATGTTGCAGACGCAGAGGAAGGAGACATCTTCTATTCAGGCAACAGCACTTGTATAAGTGGAGACGATGGTCTCTCCTTTTTACCTGTCTACTACAACAAGACTCTAGTCGAGTGGCGTTTACGTGAGAAAGGTGGAGGGCTTGTTACTGTGCATCCTGCAGATTCTGATCTGTTGAATCGATGCCAACGTGATAGCCAAGGTAGATTAGTTACGCCAAGTGGGGAGACTCAATTGACGACAACTGCTAATCACTATGGTTACGCGCTTGTTGATGGCACACCTCAAAGATGTGTTATTAACATGACGGGATCACAACTTAAACATTCGCGTAGTTGGAACACCCTGATACAGGGAACCAAACTGCAAGGTGCAAAGGGGGCCTATACTCCACCTGCATACTCGCATTGGTACAGTCTCAAGACGCAAGTGGAATCCAATGATCGTGGGTCGTGGTATAGCTATAGTATTACGCAGGAACGGGTATTGGAGGAGAACGAAATCGATCTCTTTAAAGAGGCCGAAGAATTCTCTAAGTTTTGTTCCGATGGAGGAATGGACCAGCTACCTGGTCAGCAGACCTCCGCAATCGAAGATAAGTCTGAGTCCAATAAGGATTGGGAAGACTAACTTCATTAAGCTCCAGCATTCACTCACTCAATGCTGGAGCTTTCTTTACGAGGACGTATGGAAGAAATTGCGCACAAATTCAAGCAAGTATTCTCAGGACTAGAGAGAGCTCACGGTATATATGAAATCACAGGACAAAAGAACACCGCAAAAGGTGTTAAGAAAGACGGCAGAGGAAGGACATTACAAGAACCTTTGACCGTAGATCTTTGGGAGAAACATTTAAAAGGAGACCTGTCTATTGGTGTAATACCATTGACTGATGATGAGACTTGCAAATGGGGTTGCATAGACGTTGACGAATACCCCATAGATACAAATGAAATACTACACAGGATAGAAGAAATGAATCTACCTCTGTTGCCGTGTATGACTAAATCAGGCGGAGTTCATTTGTTTTTATTTACCAAGGAACCGATACCAGCGTTTAAGTTCCAAGCTAAGCTAGAGGAGATAGCAGCAGCCATGGGAAGGACAGGAGATGAAATCTTTCCTAAACAATACGAGTGGTCTAAGCAACTACCAAAAGAAAATCAAACAGGTAATTGGCTAAACATGCCTTACTTTGCAGGAGAAGACACAACAAGATACGCACTTAAACCTGATGGAGAAGCTGCGGACATAGAAGAATTTTTTGATTTAGTAGATAAAGTATCAGTAACAGAAAAGCAGTTAGACACATTTATAGCTGTAAAGAAAAGCAGAAAGAAACAGATTACTAAACAAGGCAGCATGTGGGATGAAGCCCCACCTTGTTTAATACACATGAAGTTAAATGGAATACCTGAGGGTATGCGTAACAATGCATTACTTAACTATGGTGTATTCTTACGCAAAGTGCACCCTGAGGGAGAAGAATGGAAAGACAAACTCCAGGAGATAAACAAAACAGTTTGCACAAAAGCTCTGTCTCATAGTGAGCTCAATACAATCATTCAAAGTTTAGAAAAATCAGAATACAGATACCAATGCAGTAAACAACCTTTGGTAGACTTCTGTCAGAGTGGCATTTGCGTAACTAGAAGATACGGCATTGATGCGTCTGAACGTGATCCTAACTTTGGTGGTCTACGTAAGTATTTAACTGATCCACCGCTTTGGCATTTAGACGTAGATGGTAGAACAATAGTTTTAGATACAAAACAACTGCACAACTTCTCTATGTATCAACAAAGATGTATGGAGGTTCTTAATATATGTCCGCCTGATGTAAAGAAAACAGATTGGGTGGCTAAGCTAAACTCGTTGTTACAAGATGTGCAAGAAGTAGAAGTCCCTGCTGATATGACAAAGCAAGGGTTACTGCAAGAAGCTATCTATGAATTTTGCAGATTATCTGAGTCTTCCTCTAGATTATCTATCGCATCTAATGGTGTATTTAGGTACGAAGAGGAGAAGACTAAACAATGGTGGTTTACAGGTAGAGATGCAGTAATTTTCATCCAAGAGTTTAAGAAGATGCGACACATAAAAGAAGCAGAGGTATTTACTGAGCTTAAGAACATGGGAGCTACAAACATAGCTAAGTACATCGACAGGACTGTTGGTAACAAAAAGATTTGGATGCTAGACATATACGAGATAGATGAAGATGCTGTTGACTCTAGTGACTTTAAATCACAAAAGGAGCCTTTGGCATGGGAATAAGTAGAGAAGAAATTTCTGACTATGTAGAAGAACAAGGCATAGATGGTGTTATGTTAGCAGATGGTTTAGAAGACGCTTTTATAGGTGTGTCGTGTGGTTTTGGTCCGAGTAAAGCTGTGTATGACTGGGATATATGTGTAGAAATATTTATGACTAGAGACAAAATGACCTACGAAGAAGCTGTTGAGTGGATAGACTTTAATGTAACAGGTGCTTATGTTGGAGAACAGACACCAGAATTTATATTCTTATATGACAAACGTAGTTAAATACTTTGGGCCTCCTGGCACGGGCAAGACCACAACTCTTATGAACATTATAGAGAAGAGTCTTGATGAAGGTGTAGCACCTGAGAAGATAGCGTTTATATCTTTTTCTGTGAAAGCAGCTGAGGAAGGAAAGAACAGAGCGAATATACGATTGGGTCTGGGCTTTGATGAAATGCCTTACTTCTGTACAAGCCATGCTTTCTGCAAAAGAATCATGGGTATATCACAAGTGATGGGCGGTAGAGATGTGTTTGATTTCCTAGAAGACTACGAGTTTAACCTTACTAAGAAGTATGGAACGAATGCGAGAGGCCTTAGGTCCGTGGTCCAAGATCCCTACTTCGACATCATAGAACGTGCAAAGGCTAACTGTTGCACATTAAAAGAAGAGCGATTGTCTTTAGAGAAAGAACAACGTAAGGGAGTTGTAGTTCACATGTTGGAACCTATAGCAGAAGCTTGGGAATCCTTTAGACTTTCTAGGGTTCCTGTCGTGTATTCGTTTGCTGATATGATAAACAAATTCTTAGACGATGGTGAAGCTCCTGAATTAGATCTATTAATTGTTGATGAAGCTCAGGACTTAGCGGAACTTAATTGGAGGCTAGTAGAAAAGTTAGCTTTAAATGCTAAGAAGACTTACATAGCTGGGGACGATGATCAGGCTATCTACGAATGGAATGGAGCAAAGCCACAACGTTTTGTAAATTATGAAGGTGAGAGTATTGTGTTAGATCAATCTTATCGCATACCTGGAAAAGTCCATCCAATAGCTGAGCGTATATCTAAGCGCATAGTTTCTAGAGAACCTAAGACTTACAAACCTAGAGAAGAACCAGGCACAGTCAGTAAAGTTAGTTCAGTAGATTTGTTACCTTTGAGGGAGGGCAACTGGCTTGTGCTTGCTTCTTGTGACTATATGCTCACTGATGCATCTAAAGGATACAACGTCAGAAAGTATTTGATAGACAATGGTTATGCTTTTGCACACAACAACTTTCGTTACATACCTAGAAAAATGAGCATGGCCATACAGATTTGGGAAAGACTTAATAATAAAGAAGAGATCACATTATCAGAGCTTGATGATCTTTACAGCTATTTAGGTAAGACAGGAGTAAAGAGAGGATTCATTACACAAGTTTCTCAGGCTCCGAACCAAGGGCAGTCGTTATCACTGCAACAGATTATAGATAACTATGGACTCAAACCAGAATGCCTTGGTCAAGAATGGCAGACTGTGTTTGATAAAACGATAGACGTAGAAAGAAGAAGTTTTATAGAGAAAGCATTAAAGAACGAAGAAGATTTATTAGGAGAACCACGCATTGTCATTTCGACTATACATCAGGCAAAAGGTGGAGAAGCGGAGAACGTAGCTGTGTACTTAGACTTATCTAAATCACAGAAGCGGACTTCTATGTTACAACCCGATGGGCTACACAGACAGTTCTATGTTGCGATTACACGTACAATAGAAAACCTATATCTGATACAAGCCCAAGATGATTATTACAGGTACGTTATATGAGTTTTGTTTATAAGCCCCCAACGGAGTGGATACCACCCGATAGTTTTCCAACAGAGAAATTATGTCAGGCAACAGAGATTGCTATTGACCTTGAGACTAGAGATCCAGGTTTGAAAGAACTAGGACCAGGTTACATTAGAGGTGATGGCGAGGTCGTCGGTATTTCTTTTGCAATAGACGGTTACGAAGATTACTTTCCGTTTGCACATGAGCAAGGATTTAACTTTTCTAAAAAGAAAGTTATAGAGTTTACTAAAAAGATCTGCGCTACAGAGAGCGACAAGATATTCCACAACTCTAGTTATGATGTTGGTTGGTTGACACGAGAAGGTGTGCCTATCAATGGCAGGATTATCGATACGATGGTCGTTGCTCCTTTGATTGACGAGAACCAATACTGGTATTCTCTAAATGCACTAGGTCGCGAATACATAAACGAAGGCAAGACAGAGGGAGAGTTAAATGCTGCTGCGGAGGAGTGGGGATTGGATCCTAAGGCTGAAATGTGGCGGTTACCATCAGCTTATGTGGGTACTTATGCAACACAGGACGCAGCCCTCACGCTTAAATTATGGAATCACTTCAAGATTTTATTAGAAGAACAAAACCTATGGAACGTGTTTGATTTAGAAATGCGAGTGCTTCCTGTCATTCTTGCAATGAAACAAAAGGGTGTTCGTGTTGATACAGACAGAGCCGAGACATTAAAGAAACAACTTATTAAAAGAGAGAAAGACATTGTTCAACAAATTAAGGATGAATCAGGTGTTCCAGAACTACAACTGTGGGCAGCCAACTCATTAGCAAAAGTATTTGATGCAATGAACCTTACGTACCTGAGGACACCAACAGGGATGCCTAGTTTTACAAAAGCTTTTCTGGAGAACCACTCTCACCCTATCGCTCAGTTAATACGTGAAGCTAGAGAAGTAAACAAGACACATAGCACGTTTATTGATTCCATACTAAAACATGCACACAACGGAAGGATACATGCAGAAATACGTCAGCTCAAAGGTGAGTCAGGCGGTACAGTCACAGGTCGGTTGTCCATGAGCAATCCAAACTTACAACAAGTACCTGCACGTAATAAAGAGATTGGCCCTTTGATTAGATCTTTGTTCTTACCAGAAGAGGGAGAGCTGTGGTGTTCTGCTGACTTCTCACAACAAGAACCTAGAATACTGACACACTATGCCAGTCGATCTAAGTATGATGGGGCAGATGCTATTGCAGATGC